GCGGCTGCTCACGTCATGGAACACGTCGCCTTCCTCTACCGCGCGCAGCTCGAGGAAGAGCTGGGCGTGCCGCTGCCGCCGCCGGGCGAGCCGCTGCCCGAGGATGTCGAGTACCAGCTCAGCCGTCTGGTTGCTGCTGCCGGCGAGAAGCTGCTCGGCCGCCGCCAGGCTGCGGAAGAGGCCAAGCGCATCGTCGAGGAGATGGGCGACCCGATGATCCAGCTGCAGGAACGCGAGCTGGACAACGAGGCCGACAAGATCGAGAAGACCTACCAGCTCGGCCTGGCCAAGCTGGAGGCGGCGCGCGACGAAGGCCTGCGCAAGAGCCGGGAAACCGTGTTCCGCGAGAGCCAGGAAACGGGCCGCACGCTGCTGGCCACCCAGGTGCAGACCGCCAAGACCGCCTCGACCGAACAGATCGCCGTCGCCAAGCTCGGCTCCGACATGGCCACCAAGACCGGCGCCACGCTGGTCAAGGCGGCCACCGAGAAAGCCAAGCTGCGGCAGGCTTCACGCAAACCAACGGCGGCTAAGCCATGAGCGACGGGCATGAAGATCGCTGGTACGCCAATCTCGACCCCGTTCTCGGCAGCGTCGTCCGGCGCCTGACCGAGCAGGTCGAGCAGATCGAAGAGCAAATTCTCGTCGGGCGCATGCAGTCCTACGAGCAATACCTGGCGCAGGTCCAAACGCGCCACATCTACGTCAACATGATCGCCGAAATCAGGGAAACCCTCGCCGATGACCGACACCATCCCGACCAAACTTGACCGCCTGGCCGACCACCTGCAGAAGGCGGGTGAAGTATCGCGCCTCTCCGTATCCGATGACCTGCATATCCCCGACGTCGTCGGGTTCTACATGCTGATCGCGCTGCCCGAGAAGGTCGAAAAGAAGGGCAGCATCTACGTCCCAGATGCTGTCGCTGAAGCTGAGCGCGCCGCGACCGTTATCGGTCATGTGTTGAGCCAGGGCCCCGACTGCTATCTGGGCGTCTACCCCAATGGCCTGCCACGCTACCCTTCCGGGGCGTGGTGCAAGCCCGGCGATCACGTTGTGATCAGCCGCTATACTGGACACCGCATCCGCGTCGGCGGTGTCGAGATGCGTATCATTGCCGATGATCAGATCCTGGCAGTGCTCGATGAACAGGCGCGCACGGAGGTTACTGGACTATGAGCCGCAAACCCAATTTCGTCACTTCGCGTGACCGGGGCGATATCGAAATCGAGCTCGACGATGACGTGCCGCGCGGTGGTGGTGTCGTCGATCTCGACGGTACCGACCCCTATGCCCTGCTCGAGATCGAAGAGATCGACGACACCCCGGCGGCCGATCGTGGCCGGCCGCAGGCGGTCGACGATCCGCTCGAGATCAGCGAAGAAGAAATGCGCGGCCTCGGCTCGCGCACCCAGGATCGCATCAAGCGCCTGATCTTCGAACGCGAGACCGAGCGCCGCGGCCGTGAGCAGGCCGAACGTGAACTGACCACGGCCACGGATCACAGCCGTCGCGCGCTCAGCGAGAACGAACGGCTGCGCACCACGGTGGCGACGACCACCACCACGCTGGCCACGTCGATGCTGAAGGAACGCGAGCAGGCCATGTCTGTCGCGCGCCAGAAGCTGGCCGATGCGCATGAGGCTGGCGACAACCAGGCCATCGCCGACGCTACGGCTGAAGTGTCGATGATCGCCAGCGAGATGACCCTGGTGAAGGCCCAGACCCGGCAGGCGCCGGTGGCGGATCCCGCCGCGGCAGCTGCCGAAGTCAAGCAACAGCCCCAGCGTGAACAGCCGCCGCAGCTCGATCCGTCGGTGGTAAAATGGATCAGCGACAACCGCTGGTTCAACCAGGCGGGCGGCGAAGAAAAAACAGCCGTTGCCATGGCCACCCATAGTAAGCTAATTGCTAGGGGCATTCGGCCGGGCAACCCTGATTATATCAAGGGTCTGGATGAGGGGCTTAAAAAGTTGTTCACCGACCATCGGACAGCTGAAGAAATCGATAATCCAGAGCGCTCGCGAGAGACCCAGCGCCGCGGAGATGTCGTGAACGGTGGCGAGCGGCGTGCCGCACCCTCCGGTTCGCGCAAGGTGTCTCTCACCGCGTCCGAGCTTAACCTCGCTAAGAAGCTCGGGGTCACGCCGCAGGCTTATGCGGCCTCCAAGGTCCAGCATGAAGCCCGCAACAAAGGTAGCGCACGATGAGCAGAGCACATGGAACCATGCCGTGGGACACCCTTGCAGGGTCATCTACCCGGCCTTCACGCACTCTGGAAACGCAAGACCGCAACCGGCAGTCTGAGGCCTACAAGCCACCGTCGTTGCTTCCCGATCCCCTCCCACGCGATGGCTGGTCCTTCCGCTGGGTTCGCATCGAGAGCTACAACGTAGCCGACAAGACCAACCTGAGCCGTCGTCGTCGTGAAGGTTACGAGCCAGTCATGGCCAAGGACCATCCCGAGTTGATGGCTGAGATCTTCGGGGCGACCGAAGAGAATGGCATTGTTTCGGTGGGCGGCCTCGTGCTGCACAAGATCCCGACTGAGCAGGTATTGAAGCGGCAGCGCTACTACGAGGAGCAGAATGCTCGTCAGGTGGACGCAGCCGACAGTTCGTACCTGGCAGATAATGATCTCCGGCTGCGGAAAGTTGTTGAACGTCGCTCCACTTTTGGCGGATCAATCAGGTGAGCTGAAAAGCTCGGGGCATCTAAACAGGGGCTATCATCATGAGCACTATCGCTTCCCCGTACGGGCTTCGTCCCGTGGGCAAGACTTCTGCTGGCTACAATTCGCAGGGTTTCGACACCCGCGCGATCGCCAGCGGCTATGCTACGCAGATCAACTTCGGCGACGCTGTCAAAAGCATTGCCGACGGCACGATCGAAAAGGATACCGGCACCACCGCGCTGACGCCTTATGGCGTCTTCCTCGGTTGCGAATACACCGACGCTGCGGGCAAGCGTCAGCATTCGCAGTTCTGGCCCGCCGGCCAGGTGTCGCTCGATGCCAAGGCCAAGATCAGCACGGATCCGAACGACGTGTTCCAGATCCAGGCTGATGGCTCGATCACGCTGGCAGCTGTCGGTGCCAACGCTGCCATCGTGCAGACCGCGGGTGTCTTCGGCCGTTCGCGGAACGCGCTGCAGGCCAGCTCGGTGAACACGACTTCGGGGCTTCCGCTGCGCATTGTCGGCATCGCTGAGATGCCCGAGAACGCGGTGGGCGATGCTTACACGGACGTCCTGGTGAAGTTTACCAATCACCAGCTGACGGCCCTGGCCGGCATCTAAGGGAAAGAAAGGGGCACACTACCATGGCTGCAATCTCACGCGCCCAGCTCATGAATGAGCTGATCCCCGGTCTGAACGCTCTGTTCGGCCAGGAATATAATCGCTACCCGGAGGAGCACCTCGAGCTCTACTCCGAGCACACCTCGAGCCGGTCGTTCGAAGAAGAGCAGAAGATCTCTGGCTTCGGCAACGCACCGGTAAAGCCGGAAGGTGGCACTACGCACTACGACACCGCGCAGGAAAGCTACATGGCGCGGTATGTCCACGAGACCATCTCGATGGGTTTCGCGATCACCCAGGAAGCTGTCGAAGATAACCTCTACGACACTCTCTCGGCTCGCTACACCCGTGAGCTGGCTCGCGGCATGGCGTCGACCAAGCAGATCAAGGCCGCGTCGGTGCTGAACCAGGGCTTCTCCGCTTTCAAGAGCGGCGATGGCGTCTCCCTGTTCAACGCTGCGCACCCGCTGGTTGGCGCTCCGGCGCTGGCCAACATGCCGGGCACTGCCACCGACCTGAATGAAACTGCTCTCGAGCAGGCCGTCATCCAGATCGGCAAGTGGACCGACGATCGCGGCAAACTGATCAACACCAAGGTCCAGAAGATGATCATCCCGAATGATCTCATCTTCACCGCCAAGCGTGTGCTGCAGACTGACGGCCGTGTCGGCACCTCCGACAACGACCTGAACGCGGTCAAGGAAATGAACGTGGTGCCGCAGGGCTTCGCGGTCATGCACTACCTGACCGACCCTGACGCCTGGTTCCTCAAGACCGACGTGACCGAAGGCTTCAAATACTTCAATCGCGTGGCGCTCTCGGAAGACAATGACGGCGACTTCGACACTGGCAACTTCCGCTACAAGATGCGCGAACGTTACAGCTTCGGCGTCTCCGACGTGCTGGCCGGCTGGGGCGCCGCTGGCGCTTAAGCGCTATCGGATCTGCCAGATGGGAAGGGGTCGCGAAAGCGGCCCCTTTCTTTTGCCGGGACGTCGTGACATTGTGCGCGAACACCGGGGTTAAATGGGCAGCGCTATCGGTGGTCCCGGCCAGCACACTGCAAGGACGATAGCGCAAGTTTTGCAGAACAAGGGGCATCCATCATGGGCCGTTTCCAGCTTCCACTTCAGGGCATCGACAAGAAGGGTGGCGACAGCGTCGGCGACGTTGTGCTCACTCAGAGCTTCCCAGTCATCTGGGCGGACACCGGCGTGGCTAAGGCGGGCATCAAGCTGCCAAAGCCGTACCGGATCCATTCGATCTCTATCGACACCACCACCGCCTTCGACGCGGCCACCGCCACCCTGGCGCTGGGTATCCTGGGCTCGACCGCGCGCTTCGCTGCCGCGCTGAACGTTAAGGCCGCCGGCCGGGTGCTCGCCTCGAGCGACGCCACCAAGCTGGCCAACATGGTCGACCTGACCGAAGGTGACGTCTTCGACATCATCGCCACACTGACCGCCGCTTCCGGCGCTGCCGGCGCCGCCGAAGTGACCGTGCAGTATTCCTGCCCACGCGTCCGCGTAGAATAAGCGGGGGTTAGCATGGGCCAGGTCAACATCCGAGGGGCGCGGAAGTTCGTCCCTATCGTCAATGACGTGGCCTTGCAGGCAGGTTGCGTCGGCGTCTATGTCGGCGCTGCGGGCAGCGTCGTGGTCATCGATCGCGATGGCAACACGGTGACCTTCCTGGCGGTGCCAGTAGGTTCCGTGCTGCCGATTTCCCCGGCTGTGGTGACCGCGGCGTCAGTAGCAACGGGTCTCATCGCGCTTTACGACTGAGGGCATCATGGCTGTTTCGGGCACGACGGCCTTCGATCTCGACATCCTCGAGATCATCGAAGAGGCATATGACCAAGCCGAGATCGACGCGCGCACCGGGTATGACATGCGGTCAGCCCGGCGCTCGCTCGACCTGCTGTTCATCGAGTGGGGCAACAAGGGCTACAATCTCTGGACCGTGGTCGAGCGCACGCAGCCTTTGACCATCGGCGTCGGATCCTATGCCTTGCAGCCCGACACGATCGACCTGATCGAGCACGGGATCGACGACAACGGCCGCTACTCGACGATGCGCCGCGTGCCTCTGGCAACGCATGCCGGCCGCAGCGACAAGACCATCCAGGGCAAGCCCTCGCAGATCTTCATCGATCGGCAGGGCGGGGCGCCGGTGATCAACATCTGGCCGATCCCTGACAAGGCCTACACGCTGGACTACTGGGTGCTGCGTCGCATCAACGACACCGGCAATTTCACCAACACCATCGACACCCCGACGCGGTTTCTTCCGGCGCTGATCGCCAGCCTGGCTTACAAGCTGTCGATCAAGAAGAACCCCGGCAAGGCTGACTTCCTCGGCAAGGAAGCCAAGCGGATCTGGGACGAAGCCACCACCGAGGATCGCGAACGCGCGCCCTTCCAGATTTACCCGGATTTCAGCTGATGTCGCTCTATGCTCGCTCGATCAAAGCCAAAGGCCGCTGCGATCGCTGCGGCTTTACGGTGCTGTTGAGCACGCTGAAATTCGAGAAGGTCGACGGGCGCAAGACGGGATCCCGGGTGTGCGAGCGGTGCTTCGATCCCGACCATCCGCTCAACAAGCGGGGTCAGATGATGCAGCGGTTCACCGACCCCCAGACCCTGCGCGACCCCCGGCCAGACGCCGACCGCCAGACCGTGACCAGCTACTTTGGCTGGGATCCGGTTGGTGGCGTCGGGCTTGCGATCCAGATCGAGCTCGGCTCGGTCACCGTTACCGTAGGGGCCTGAGATGACGACCAAGGAAAAATTCGAGACCGACATCCTCGACTACATGATCAACGACGAGGAGACGTTCCTCGCGCACATCCCCGACTTCATGCGGGCGGCCGAGGAGAAGATCTGGTATTTCATCCAGCTGCCGAAATTCAAGAAGACCGTCACCGGCGTCTGCGTGGTGGGCGAGGAGATGCTCAATCTCCCCGACGACTTCCTCGCCATGGCGCTGCTCGGCACCACCGACGGGCAGTATCGGGCGCTCGACAACAAGGACGAAAGCTACCTGCGCGAGGTGTTCCCTGACATCGCCATCCGCGATCGGCCTCGCGCCTATGCCCAGATGGACAACGACACCATCATCGTGGCGCCGGTACCGGACCTGTCCTACACGCTGCGCATGACCTATTTCTACAAGCCGCCGTCGATCACCACGCTGGCCGCTGATGGCGAGACCTGGCTCAGCACCCGGGCTTACGAGACGCTCAAATATGGCGCGCTGATGGAAGCCTCGATCTTCATGAAGATGCAGGACACTGCCATCTTCGCCGAGTATGAGAAGAGCTTTATGACCAGCCTCACCGGGCTGAAGAACCTCGGCGAGGTGCGCCTGCGCCGCGACATCTACAAGGGTGGCGAGAAGTGAGCGGCTTGACGTTTTGCCAGCGGGCGACGAAGAGTGGGCATCATAGGGGGCGAGCATGATCATCCAGGGGTTCTGCGACAGTTTCGTGCGTGAGCTGGCCGGTGGCGTGCATGCCTTCGCGACCGATGCCTTCCGGGTCGCGCTGTTCAAACTCAATGCCGACATCATCGGCACCTACGACAGCGCCACGACCAACTACTCGCAGATGCTGGCCGACGAAGTCATCGGCACAGGCTACACTGCAGGCGGCGCCCAGCTGACCGGGGGCGTCATCACCACTGTCAGCGGCGTTGGCGTGGTCGACTTCGCGGATCTGGTGTTTCCGAATGTGACGATCATCACCCGGGGCGCGATGATCTACAATTCCAGCAAGGGCAACGCCGCGGTGGCGTTGCTGGATTTCGGTACCGACAAATACGTGCAGGGCAACGACCTGACGCTGCGCATGCCGCAGCCAACGGAGATGCTGGCCCTGATCCGTCTGCGGAAACAATAGGGGCACATCATGGCTGCGTTCGTTAAGTTTGAAGTCTTCACCGAGCACCTCGCTGAAAAGGTCCACAACCTCGACACCGACACGCTCAAGGTCTACCTGACCAACACCGCGCCGACCGTGGGCACCAACGCGATCAAGGCGGATCTCGCCGAGATCTCGACGGGCAACGGCTACACAGCCGGTGGTCCCGACACCCAGAACGCCACCTCGCGCACCGGCGGCGTCACCTCGGTGACCGGCGTCGACGCGACGATCACCGCCTCGGGCGGCTCGATCGGGCCGTTCCGCTACGCGGTGCTCTACAACGACACCCCGACATCACCGGCAGACCCGCTGATTGGCTACTGGGATTATGGCTCGTCCATCACCCTGGCCGATGGCGAACCCCTGCAGCTGGACTTCGGCTCGAGCCTGTTCACCATCACCTAAGTCATTCCCGACCCAGGGTCGGGCTAGGGGTGTTGGATGCCGGCAACCATTGTCACAACGTCTGGCGCGGGCTCCGTAGCCATCACCGAGACCGGCACCCTCACGCTCAAAGTGTGGGGGTCTGGCGGCTCGGGCAATCGACGTGGCCGTGGCGCAGGCGGCGGTGCCTACTCCACCGTGACGCTCGCCTGCACTGCAGGCGACACGCTCTACTGGAATGTCGGCGCAGCCCCAGCAGGTACCATCACCACCTCGGGCACCAACGGCAACCAGACCTGGGCCCGCCTCAACACCAATTCCGCGCCGACCACCACCGCTGACGGCTGTCTTGCTGTCGGCGGAGCCGCCGGCACTGACACCGTCAATGGCGCAGGCGGTACCACCGCAGCCGGGATCGGCACCACCAAATATGCCGGCGGCCAGGGCGGCAATACCGGATCCGGCACGACGCTGCGCGGCAGCGGTGGCGGCGGCGCAGGCTCAGCCGGAGCTGGCGGTAATGCATCTGGCGCCACTGTCGGCGCAGCTGGCACGCCCGATGGTGGTGTCGGCGGTCTGAGCACGACATCGGCCACGGCTGGCGACGGCGCCACTCCAGGCGGCGGGGGCTCGTCGACCTCGAGTGCCACCGGTACCGGCGGTGCCGGCGGTGGCGGCCAGCTGTCCTATGAGGTGGTTGTGCCGCTAGCCCCCGGCGCTTGGCAGATCTTCTCGATGAACTGGGAGGGCGGCCCGCATTCGACCACGGATCTCCCCGTGGACGTGGGCGATGCTGCCCCAGGGCGCATCCTCTCGCTCATCTACTACGCCTTCGGCAGTGATGATGGCGTGCCGACCGCAGCTGTACTGGACCCTGGTGTCTATGACACTGCCGGTGTGGTCAACTTCGCCACCAACAAGACCATGTATCCGAACGATGGGTCGTGGGCGGTCGTCACCGTTGAAGTTCCTGACGCAATGACAGGCCCGCGGTTTCTCCGCATCTCAGGGATCTCTCCGGGGGTCTGGGACGTGCTGTCGCTAATTCGGGTGCTGACAGGGTACGACCCAACCCCTGCCGCGATAGAGTTCACCTATGGCTCCCCAGCCGCGGCTGTGGATCTCGGGTCGCTGGCCACCGGCACCAGTGTAGCTGTGGTTTCGTCGCCAAAGACTGTGACCGAGTGGTGGGCTCCAGATCCGCTGGAACTGATCGTCACCAACAATATCTATCAGATCTACCAGGAGGTCTCCCTCGGGCTCAATAACTCGATAACCACAGCGGGTGCCTGGACGATCGACCGCGGCGCCAGCTCCTGGACCTCCCCTATCCTTGGCGTGGCCTACGCTCCAGCGACTGGCGGCACCAGCTACACCCTGACAGCTGACCCCGGCGCCTTCGTGATCGCCGGTACCGCCGCGCTGCTGAAGCGCGGGCGGCTGATCACCGCTGTGCCTGGCGCCTACGCCTGGTCGGGTACCGCGGCGCTGTTGAAGCGCGGCCGCCGCCTGGCTGCGGATCCGGGTGCCTTCGCGGTAACCAGTACCGCTGCCTCACTGCGTCGGGGGTATCGGCTGGCTGCTGCTCCTGGCGCCTTCGCGGTCGCGGGTACCGCCGCCAATCTGCTGCGTGGCCGTCGCCTCGTCGCTGCCCCGGGCGCCTTCGCGGTAGCCGGCACCGCCATGAATTTCATCCTGTGGACGATGTTCCAGCTGAGCCCAGGCGCTTTCACGATCGCGGGCACCGCCGCGGCGCTGAAGCGTGGCCGCCGTCTGATCGCCGCCATGGACGACTTCAATGTCGTCGGCACACCGATGACGTTCCGCACCTCCAATGCCACCCTGACTGCCGAGGCAGGGGCGTTCGTCGTCAATGGCACCGCCGCCAATCTGAAGCGCACGCATCGATTTGTGCTGGCACCCGGCGCCTTCGCGGTAGCCGGTACCGCCGCCAGCCTGCGTCGAGGCCGTCGGATCCTTGCCGCCCCCGGCGCCATCGCGGTCGCCGGTACCGCCATGACATTCCGGCGCACCTATCGAGTGGTAGCTAGCCCAGGCGCCATCGTCATCACGGCCCCGCCCACGCATCTCTATCCGGTGCGTCGGATCCAAACGGCCATCGGCAGCTACCTGGTGGTCGGCACACCGATCCATTTCGTCGAGCCTGTCCGCTTCGATGCGGAGCCCGGGGTCTTCGTCGTGGAGGGTCCGGGCTTGCACTTCGGCTACGACGTCGTGCTCGACCTGCTTGGCCTCGAGCTGGCATTGGTGCTATCTGATATCGAACCGCTGGGGTGGGTCGTCGGCGATGGACCGTCGGACTGGTCCGAGATCGGCAACGGTGGTGGCGCATGGACTGAAGTAACCGGCGGGGGCAACGCCGGCTGGGGCTAGGGGCACAACATGGCAAGTTCGTATACCGACCTTCTCCGTCTGGAGAAGATGGCTAAAGGCGATCAGAACAGCACCTGGGGCACCACGGCCAACAACCAGCTCGAGCTGCTCGAGGACGCGATCAGCGGGCAGGCCTCGATCACGCACAATGACGCGGCCACCATGACCATCACCGCGCTCGACGGCATGGCCGACGAGGCGCGCTGCGCCATCCTGCGGATCGGCGGCACGCTCACAGCAGAGCGGGCGCTCATCGTCCCAGCCAGGACTAAAGTATACGCTGTTTACAATGTCAGCGTCGGCAACTTCGCCGTCGTGGTGCGCACCACCGGCGGCACCGGGATCCGGGTGCCGAACGGGCAGGCGCTGCTGATTGCGATCGGCAGCGACTTCAACGCCGTGATGGTCGGCGGCCTCGACATCAACTCGCTGACCGCCAAGACCACGCCGATCGACGCCGACGCCATCGTCATGATGGACAGCGCCGCGGGCAATGGCACGCGCAAGATGCTGTTCTCGAGCCTGCGCGCCTGGATCGCCACGCTGTTCGTGCCGCGCGAAGACACCATCGCTGCCGACGTGGATCTCAATACGGTCATCACCAGTGGCATGAAGCGGCTGAGCGCCACCCACACCAACATGCCCACTGGCTTCGCCAATGGGCAGATGTTCGTTTCCAAGACGGGCGACACCATCGCCCAGATCCTCGTCGCCCCTGGCGCTCGCCGCATGGCCTGGCGCAGCTCGACGTTGACGGGTGGCACGCCCACCTGGAGCGACGCCGCCTGGACTGAAGCAGCGCATCGACCCACGGTCTCAGCTGCAGCGCCATCTGGCGGTGTCGACGGAGACATGTGGGCTCAGACGGTCTAGCCCGATGGCCCTGCATGTAAACGATGCCGGCGTCTGGAAATCAGCCTCGGCGCTTTTCGTCAAGGACGACGGCACCTGGAAGCGCGCCCAGCGCTTTTTCGTCAAGGACGCCGGTGTCTGGTACCAGGTGCTGCAGGCCGAGATCCCGCGCGAAGCGACCTCGACCTCGAGCGTGCCGGCGGCCACCAGCTATTTCAGCGACGCCGAGCTGGACAATCCGCTGCTGGTCAAGCGGCTGACGATCCCGGCAGCGGTCAGCATCACCGCGCCGGCAGGCAGCAACTACGCCATGTCCATCCGCCATCGCGGCTGGAAGGGCGATCTGATCATCGACGTCTTTGGCACGATGTCCGGCCGCGGTGGTACCGTGGCGCTGGGTGTTGGCGGTGACGTCATCTTCGCCAACGGCGTGGGGGATGACGGCCAGAAGGCCATCATCAACAACTACGGATTGATGCGCTCGGGCGGCGGCCCCGGCGGCCGTGGCGGCCAGGGCGGCAACGGCAACTATCAGTCGCCCTATCAATATCAGGAGGGGCCCACCTGGTCTAACGCGTACCCCGGGTATTTTTTCATTGTACCTCCGTCCGGCTCGCTCGGCTCGCAATGGGCCGGTGTAGATCTAGGCCCGATCAGCAGCGGCGCATACGTAAATGGCTGGTACTACTACTCAGGGGCCTGGGTAAGTGGCATCTCCAACCAGATCTATCGAGTTCAGACCCGCTACAACACCATCGCGACGACAGGCGGCGCACCAGGCGCCGGTGGGCGTGGTCAGGGATCCGACGGTGCCAACACGGTCGGTGCAGCGGGCCTCGGCCCTAGCGGATCCGGCGCGGGCTACGGCGGTACCGGCGGCACGGGCGGCGGCTGGGGTCTCCCCGGCAACACCGGCGGCACCGGCGGTACCGGCAATGTCAGTGGCGGCGCGGCGGGTCTGGTCGGCGGGCTAGCTGGCTTCGTCATCGGCACCCCCGCCAATGCCATTTTCAACAATTACGGCACCGCTCTGGGCCGCTAACATAGGAGGCCAGCGTGCCAACAGATGCTGAAATCGCCAACCATCTTCGCCGCACCAAGATCAATGCGTACAACACGCTGAAGCAGCACCTCGACGGGCTGACCACGCATGCGCTCAACATGTACCCGCAGGCTGAGACGGCCTCCTGGGATACCCAGAAGCTCGAGGCCGAAGCGCTGCGTGACGCTGGCCCAGCGGCGACGCTGGGGATGGCGCCATTCCTGACCATGGTTTGCGTCGTGCATCATGGCGAAGCGGATCTCACCACCCGACTGGAGCAGGTCAAGATCAAGTCGCTCAAGGTGCTCGAGAATGTCGACGCCTGGGCGCCGATGGCGGCCTTCGTCAACGGCTTGCGGGCGCGCACCCAGGATCTGATTGAGGTGGCCGAGGATGCGCTCACCGTCACCAACCTGCTCGAGGCCGCGATGTACGAGGCATCGACGGTGATCAGCAACCCGGCCGGTAACTAGTCATGGAATGGGTGATCGCAGAGGGCGACGGCTGCACCTTCTGGTTCGACGTCTGGCGCGGCATCAATGTCCGCATGTGCTGCGACGCCCACGACGCGGCTTACGCCGTAGGCTATACCTTCTACGACTGGGTGCGGGCAAACCAGGCGCTGATCCAATGCGGGATCGAGCGGGGGGTCTGGGACTGGGCAATACTGGCCGGCATCGGGGTGTTCTCGCCAGTGGGTGCGTGGTTTTACTTCATGGGGAAGAAGCGCGATGGTCGATCCGATCAAGCTCATCTATAAGCCGGGCATCCAGCGGGAAGTCACCGAGTACAGCGCCATGGGCTGCTATGTCGATGGCAACCTGGCGCGCTTCTACAAGGGCTTCCCCCAGAGCGTCGGCGGCTGGCGCCGCCTGACGACCGAGCCCTTCGTTGGTGAGGCCCGCGGCCTGTTCCCGTTCGTGCCGCTTGATGGCGCCCGGCTCTATGCCATGGGCACCTCGGATAAATACTACACGGTCATCGGCACCGAGCTGATCGACATTACGCCGTTGCGCGACACCGAGACGCTGACCAACCCCTTCACCACGACCAATGGTTCGACCACCGTCACGGTGGCTGACGTCGATCATCAGGGCCAGGTCGGCGACTTCGTCAGCTTCAGCGATGCCACCAATGTCGGCGGCATCACCATCGACGGCGAGTATCGCATCGCCAGTCTGGTGTCGGATGATGCCTACACGATCACCGTGGCCACCCCCGCCACCTCCGGCGCCACCGGGGGCGGTACCGTCACGGCCGCTTATCAGATCCCGATCGGCATCAATGCCACCTCTTCCGGCCTGGGCTGGGGCACTGGCCCCTACGGCGAGGGCGGCTGGGGCGAACCATCCCCCGGCTCCAACACGGCGCGCCTGCGCCTGTGGAGCCAGGACAAGTTCGGCGAGGATCTCGTGGTCTGCCTGCGCGACGGGCCGCTGTTCTATTACGACGTCTCGCTCGGGCTGCAGTATCGCATGGTCGAGCTGTCGACGATGGCCGGCGCCAACCAGGTGCCGACGATCGCGCGCCAGGTGCTGCTGTCGGACAATGACCGGCACATCATCGCCTTCGGCTGCAATGGCTACACCGACAGCGTGCAGGATCGCCTGCTGGTGCGCTGGTGCAATCGCGAGCAGGTCACCGAGTGGGCTGTCTCAACCACCACCACCGCTGCCTCGCTGCGCGTCGACGCTGGATCCGAGATCGTCTGTGCCATCAAGGTGGCCGACAGCATCATGATCTTCACCGACGTCAGCCTGCACTCGATGCGCTATGTCGGCTCGTCGTTCATCTTCGGCCAGGTCAAAGTCGCCGACGAGATCCACATCATGGGCCCGAACGCCGCCTTCGTCGTCGGCGCGGATCTCTACTTCATGGGCACCAGCAAATTCTTCATCTACAACGGCGTGGTGACCGAGCTGCCCTGCGACGTCGAGGCCTACATTTTCGAGATCTTCAACTTCGACGAGCGCGAAAAGGTCTGGTGCGATTTCAACAGCCTCTATGGCGAGGTGACCTGGCTGCTGCCCGTCCACGGCAGCACCGAGCCCAATTTCTATGTGACCTACAATATTGCCGAGCAGGTATGGACCTATGGCGTCTTCGGCGCTGTGGCCCGCACCAGCTGGCTGGATGTGTTCTTCGAACAATACCCGATGGCCACGGCCACCGACGGCTACATCTACCTGCATGACATCGGCTCGACTGATGGCACGGTGTCGCCGCCGATCGGGCTGGACAGCTGGATCGAAGCTGCGCCGATCGAGATCGGTTCGGGCGACGACTTCATGATCTGCGATCGGATCATCCCTGACGTCGACTTCAACGGATCCTCGGCCACCACCCCGGCCGTGACCATCACGCTGACCATGGTCGACGCCCCCGGCCTGGCGCCGCGCGCCACCACGCGTAGCCTGACCACCAAGACGATCGCCAAGACGAGCTCCTTCCCGGTCGAGCAGCACACGGCGCAGAAGGATCTGCGGCTGCGCGGCCGATCGATGAAGTACAAGATCGCTGCCGCCGTCGCCGGCACGCAGTGGCGTCAGGGCACGCACCGGCTCTACATCCATCCAGATGGGAAACGCTGATGGCCAAGTTTCAGATGCCGCCAGCGATCGCTGTATCGCTGCCGAAGGCGCCCAAGGAATACGACCAGGCCTATATGAACCGCCTGGTCGCCAGTCTTGAAGACCAGCTGCGCTACCTCAATGGCCCCCACCAAATGCTGGCCGCCGGCATCGTCACCTACGAGATGCCGACGGTAGCCGATATCGCAACGCTGAAACCAGGCACGGCATATATCGATGGCGACACGCTCAAAGTGGTGCCATAAGATCGATCGGGGCAAAGGGGCATAACGACCATGGCTATCGAGACGGGCTCCGGCAGCAAAGCCGAACGTTCGCCAGCGAGCACCAGCTCGTCGAGCAAGACTGACAACAGCTCAAAGTCCTCCAGCTCCAAGACGTCCAGCGCGTCGTCCTCTTCGTCGAAGACCAGCAGCTCGAGCAAGACCAGCTCGGGCAATTCGTCGTCGACATCGAAGTCCTCGGGCAAATCATCGGGCTCGTCGTTCGGAGTTTCGAGCGGCCATAGCAGTGGCAACGATCGCGTCAGCAGCAGCCCGGCGTCCAGCAAGGCCTCGGCCAAGGCCAGCAGCGGCGGCGGCGTATCGTCTGGCGAAAGCAATGGCGGTAGCCGCGACAGCGTCGCCTCGCGCGCTGCTGGCGAGCGCACTGCGGCGCAGAACCGTACCGTCTATGGCGGGATGGATGCAGCGCAGGCGATGGCGGCCAGCCAGGGCGGGCTCGCCGCGGCGCTGGCTGCGTCGATGCAGAAGCCCGAGGCCCGCGAACCCGACTACATCTCGTCCAGCTTCGGCCGCATCAACGATGTCAACGGCACGCGCGATAACCCGCTGGCGTCCAAGCTCGACCCGATCAGCACGATGCCGGCCTTCACCGATATCGTCGGATCTTTTCCGCCCGACATCAACCAGCTGGTCGACAGCAACTTCGGCCGCCTGCAGCCCGTCAACCCGGATCTGCAGGCTGCGCTCGACAAGACCGCCGACAGCAAGCGCCCCGGCACCATGCCGGCGTTCAGCGAGTTGGCTTCGACCTTCCCGCCTGCGGCTAAGTCGACGGCTGCGGGTGGGTCGCCTTATTCGGGGATCTTCGCCGACGCGCGCTTTGCTGCAGCTGGCGGCGCCCCCGGCAAGAACCCCTACGACCAGCTGATGGAAAACGCTGAGGCGCTGACCCAGCCGACACCGCGCCCCTCGCGCGAACGGCCAGTGGATCCGCGCATCGTCCAGACCATTCTGGGCGAGGCGGCGAACCAGGGCGCGCTCGGCCAGGCGGGTGTCGCCCAGTCGATCATGAACCGGTCGCAGAAGAACCCCGACAGCATCATCGACCCCGTCGACGTGGTGATGAAGGACTACGCCTATTCGACCTGGAACAGCCCCGGCCAGGGCGGCAACAACCCGACCAAGTACCAGCCCGGTGACCCCGCCTACGAGCAGGCCGAGCAGATCTTCCGCGACGTGCGCGACAATGCCTATGACTTCACGGGCGGCGCCACCCACTACTACAACCCCGATATCGTCAGCCCGAACTGGGCCGACCCCAAGGTGGCGGGTACCGAGCGCAAGTATGACGCGATCGACATCGAAGACCATCGCTACCTGCCGCGCGTCGCGCCCGAGGATCGCCCGTTCATGAATGCCAACCCGGCGCTGGCCGGGTCGATCGCAGCTGGCGGCATCGGCCCCAATGCCCCGGTACCGCAGCAGCGCCCCACCGGCATCGCAGCCGCGGGCAACGGGACGATGTCGCTGAGCGATCCCGGCTACCAGATCGGGATCTCCGACATGGTGCGCCGCGCGCAGTCGGGCACCAACCAGCTCGATCGCCTTCCGGCCAGCGCGGGCCAGGATCCGTTCTTCGGCGGTATCGACACCGCTGCGCTGGGCGGCATCCCGATCGATCAGACGGGCGCCCGCCTCGACGTGCCGGCAGCGCGCACTGCTGCCGCAACCAACAACACTGTCGCCAAGGCTGGCGGTACCATGGGCGGGCCGAATGGTCCGATCCCCGCCAGCTACGTCGAAGAGGACGTGCCGCTGCCGCGCCCACGGCCGGAGCGCAAGCAGGATGAGAGCCTGTGGTCCAAGACCATCAGCGCTGCCGGCGATGCGCTGGACAACACGCTGATGGGCGGCGCGCTCAAGGCGATCTTCCCCGAGTTCTGGGAGGGCGCCGGTGAGGTGCTCAAGGGCAATGGCAAGGGCGGTACCCTGTCGATGAACGATGTCGACTGGGACAGCATCAGCGGCGGCCAGAGCGGCGGTGGCGGCGGGGACGGTGGCGGCGGTGCATCCACCGGGCTCGAGGCCACTACGCCCGCTGGCGGTACCGATCCGGCGACGGGCAAGCCCTACGATCTCGCGGCGCTGTTCAAGATCTGGTACCCCGAAGTGGTCTGGCCCGGCGCCGGCTATAATCCCGGCGTCAGCAATGAGCACGATTACTTCCCCCGCTTCGCCGAGGGCGGCCCGGTGCTGGCGCCCCAGCGCATGTCCGAGATGCCGCCAACGGCCGATTTGGATCCGCGCCTGATCACCATCATGAATGCCGAGGACGCCCTGCGCGGCCAGCATCCGAAGCCGGAAGAGGCACTGCAGGCGTTCCTCGAGACCTTCGGCAAGGCGGCGCTCGAGAAGCTGATGGAGCGCGTCCAGGGTCAGGCAGCACCAGCGGCCGAAGATGGGCCGCGCATGATCTCCGGCCCGGGTGGCCCGAAGGACGACATGGTGCCGGCGATCATTGACGGCAACCAGCCCGCCAAGCTCTCGAGTGGCGAGTTCGTCATGCCGGCTGAAGCCGTGGCTGGCGCTGGCGAGGGCGACCCGGCAGCGGGCGCCGAGAAGCTGACCCAGCTGGCTGACATGCTGGGCCAGCGAGCATGAGCTTTACCGTGACGGCAGTCCCGATCGAACACCTCGCTGATGCCTGGCATCGCGCGGTGCGCTGGCTCAAGCCAGCCGTCGATCGCTCGGGCGGCCGCTTCAATATGAAGGCGCTGTTCCTCGCGGTGAAAGCCCAGAAGAGCATCCTGTGGCTGGTGCTGCGCGACGCCGACGGCGCCGTAGTCGCAGCCATGACAACACACATTGCGCGCTATCCGCTAAAAGATATATTGACCGTGGACTTCATCGGGGGCAGCGATGTCGACGACTGGCTGGCATCAGCCGATGAAGTGCTCGTTCGCTACGTTACCGCGCACCAATTAGCAGGCCTCGAGACCGTCGCTCGCCACGGATGGAAACCCCGTCTGGCAGCGCTGGGCTGGGTGCAACCGATGGCCTGGTACGATAAGCCTGCATCCGGGGCAGAGCAGGGGTAAAGCATATGGGCAAGGGCGGCGATAGCACGACCTCGACGACGACGAGCGATCTGGGCACGTTCTCCCAGCCGTATTTTGAAGACGTCATCAAGCGCGGCCAGACCCTGAGCAATCAGGGTTACACGCCGTATAACGGGCAGCGTCTTGCCAACTTCTCGACCGACACCAACAATTCATTCCAGGCCATCCGCGATCAGGCGGCCCGGGGTACCGGTGGTCTCGACGTGGCGCAGGGGGTGGCGGCCGACGTCGGCAACTTCACGGCCGGCGGCATCGGCTCGACCACGGTAGGCACCGGCGGCACCTTCGATCCGCGCTCGATCACCGACGCCGGCTTCGACATGTCGGCCTACATGAACCCCTACACCACCAACGTCATGGACGTCGCCAAGGACGCGGCGACCCGGCGCTATCAGGAACAGCAGATCGCGCGTGACAACGCTGCTATCTCGGCTGGCGCCTTTGGCGGTGATCGCCGCTTCGTCACCGATAGCCTGGCGATGCGTGACACCAATGAGCAGCTGAACGCGCTCAACTCCGAGATGCTCAACTCGGCCTACGACAAGGGGCTCGGGGCTTTCCAGAACGAAGAGCGCCTGCGCTTCGACGCCTACACCGGCGACAGCAACCGCACGGCGCAGGTCGGTACCGCCAACGCTGACCGTGGTCTGCAGGCGGCGATCGCCAATGAAGAGGCCCGCCGTCTGGGTGGTGCGCTCCGGCTCGACGCGGCCAACAGCTCGGCCGACATGTCCCAGCAGAGCCAGGACATGGGCTTCCGCAACGCCGAGGCGCTCTCGAGCGTCGGCGCCAAGATCCAGCAGCGCGACCAGGCCGGCCTCGATATCGCTTACGGCGACTTCCAGAAGCAGCAGACTGATCAGCGCGACAAGCTCAGCTGGTACGCCTCGCTGCTCAGCGGTGCGCCGATCCAGCCGAACACGACGACGACCGAGGCCGAGAGTGCGCCGGACTTCCTGTCGCAGCTGCTGGGTCTGGGTACCGCCGCCTTCGGGCTGGGCGGGCTGGGTTAAGGGGGCAGGGCCATGGCCAATCTGATCGAACAACAGAACCAGCTGAAGGGTCTCAGCGACGAGCAGCTGCAGGGTGAGGGATCTTCCCCATCCGGCAGCGTCCCGCCGTTCCTGGTGATGACCGAGATCAATCGTCGCAAGACGATGCGTGACGCCTACACGGCGCAGCAAGCGCGCCGCAAGCCATCCACCACGGTGGCACAGGATCTGTTGTCGGCTCCGCTCGGGATGGGGCTGAGCCAGGCAGCGGGTGGGATGGGCGCGCCTGCTGGCGGTGGCGGGATCGGCATCGCTGCCGCCTTGGACCCGGGCGCGTCCGATATCCCTGCCTTCGCCGAGGGCGGTCTGGTTGGTGGCGACATCATGGATCGGATCCTCAAGCGCCGCACCGCTGCGCTCGAGGGTGTCGACAGAGAACGCGAGGACATGTTGCCGCGTTCGCTGATGGCGGCTGGCGCGGCGATGATGAGCAAGGGCTCGTCCAACTTCATGAAGAACGTTGGCGCCGGCTTTACTGGCGGCATCGACGCCTGGCAGAGCCAGGCCGAGGTGCTCGACAGCCGTGAAGGCAAGGCGCTCGACGGACTGATGGGGCTCGACGAGGCTGATCGGGCTGAACGCCTGGCCGCGCTCGACGAGCAATTCCGTCGCGATCAGGAAGCCCGGCTGACCACCCAGTTCAACACCGAGCTGGGTGCGCCCACGGCTGACATCAAGAACCACGAATATTTCCAGGGCCTGGATCTCGAGGGACAGGCTGAGTATCTGCGTGTCAACGGCTCATCCAACAGCGGCGACAGCACCTCGCGCCGCTATGCGATGGGCGCTTATGCCGACATTCTGGTGCGCAACAAGAAGGCCGTGGCCGGCCAGTACGAGTACGACATGATGGCGGCCAAGACCCCGGAAGAGAAGGCGGCGCTGCAGCGCAAGATCGACGCCGAGGCCAAGACGATGACCGACAGCGAGTTCTCGCTGGCCTATCCCGACTACGTCACGTTGATGCCGGAGTTGACCGCCGGTGCGCCCGGTGGCACAGCTACTCCTGAAACGGGGGTCTTCGACTACACCTCCTACTTCTAAAACCGCAGGGGTGCAGCATGGCCAACGTACGGATGCCGAACGGGGATGTGGTTCGGTTCCCAGATGCCATGTCTCGCGAAGAGATCGCCGGGCTGATCGAGAAGAAATTCCCGACCGCCCGGCGTGAGGCCCAGGCCGCCAACGGCAGCAAGCCCTACGACAATGCCGGACAGGTCGCGCTCAAGGCGGCGCAGAACCTCGG